AATCCCGCGGAATCACTCCAATCATACACATCAACATAAGGAGATCCCGTTGATCCTACGGCCAATGCTTGGGGTTTTCCACCCGCAACAGCACCAACAAACATTTGCATAATGCCTGTCATGTGACATTTCCAGTAACAACACAAACAGTGCTGCTTATAAATAAAATAGTCGCGACACCTCTTGTTGCTAATGTCATGGTAGCTTTGTCTGAGTCAGTTCCTGCAATATATGCGGTCGTTATTGTGCAAGTTATTGTAATGGTGCCGCTCGTATTATTAAAAATAGTAATTGCGTCGCCCTCGGCAAAAGTAGCGTCTGGAATGGTAATTGATCCTCCACTTCCAACCTGTACATACTTGCCAACATCAGCAGTTGCCAATGTATAACTTGTTGTTTTTGTCCCTACCGCTGGAAGATTAATATATCCAGGATTTTTTCGGCCAATAATTTGAACAGCACTTCCAGAATCTTTATAAAACAACAAGCCATCATTGTAGTTAATGGCAAGCTCGCCATCATTTAAGTTTCCACCTGTTGGCGTGTTGCTTGCCGTACTACTACGATAAAGCTGAATAGGCGTGTAATTAGTTGCAGGCATAAGGCCCTCGTCAATCAGTCGATTTGATCATTTTTAGGCTGCGCGTTCAAGGTACAAAAGGCTTTCAACAGCCCTTACAACCACTTCTGGCGCGACAAATTTGCTTGGGTCATGCTCATAGCACTCCCACCACAAAAATTGATTTGGCGCGAGATTTGCGCGGTCCTTGAGCAGGTTAATGTTTTCAGGGTGGCCAAAGATGTTGGGGTCAGAAACTGACCACAGCACAATCCCAGGCTTGCCTAAATCCCATCCAAAGTGCTGCAAGAAACTATCGCATGAAATCCAGGTATCGCACTCGCGAATGAGGTTGCACAAAGCATTCAGTGGCAGGTTTTTGCGAAAGTCATCAACTAACCGTGGCTCACCCTCAACCCCGACCTGAACGATAGGCTTGGGCAGCATCGGGATAAGCTCCTCCCAAAATGGGTAGTCCTTGGGATTCCTCTTCCCAGTCAAAAGCTTCTTCGCAAATGGCGCGATCACAATCATGCGTACATCTTCCGATAAGCAGACTCAAGGCTTGACTTCCATTTCCAGCGATCCATCTTTGCATAAATGTTATACATTTCTATGTCACCAAAAAGGTCCTTAGCCTCAGCAATGGACCTGCAGGGGATGATCTCAGGATAGCAGCCAAACACCACAGGGTTTTTGATGGATGGCAGCACATGCTTGAATACCACATGATCGCCCATGCCATTGTTAAGGACCACAATCGTCGCTTCTCTGAATGCCAGCGTATTGCGGAAAATCTGCTCGTCATGCGCAAAGAGTTGACCATTGTTATCCATGCGAATACCACCTGATGGCGCTTTCAAGTGCCAGGTCACCGCGTTGGGCACAACCAGTAATTTGTAGCCTTTAAGCTTCAGACCCCAACTGAATAGCGTCTCTTCGCGGTGCGCCACGCGGGAAAGCCCCAGGTTGTAGTCGTAAACCCCAGCACGGTACAAAAAGCTACAGTGCAGATGATCCACCTCCTTGACCTGGTGAATCGTTTGCCACTGTGGATTTGGCTCATGGTCGATGTAATCGATCTTGCCTGTAGGCTTGGCAGTCTCAAATTCGGTGCCAGGCATGAACACTGAACCACCAACGCCTGCCACATCAGGGGCGATATGCTTGGCTAGTTCCTCGAGCACATTAGGTTCAGGCAAGGCGTCATCGTCCACGCGCCAAACCCACTCATAGCCCATCCAGTTAGCTAGCTGATGATTGTGATGCTGGCCCTTTTTGCCTGCCCATAACCACTCCCAAACGATGCCTTTACGCTCAAGCATAAAGAAATATTTGGCATATATCGGGTCCTGTCGCAGGTCAATCTGCTCGTCGTTGTCGTCAAAAATCACAAGCTTGTCAGGCTTACGCGTTTGATTCATCACGGCCTGTAATGCCATGGGCAAGAAGGTATGCGTTCGACCTCGCGTTGAGATGGAGCACAGGATACTAGGCATGCCAGCGCCCAATCAGAAGGTTCAAACGATTGCGATCATCAATGGGTCTGGCCGTCTCAGAGATGTTGCCTTCCTCATCAATGTAGTTGAACTCAAAGCCAGGAAAGTGCGATTCATTCAAACCGTGCAGCTTGTGATGTGGACCCCAAAAGCCTGGCGGCTCATTCATGGGCACCGTAAACAATAGCGTCTTGCAATGGCCTTTAAGTTTTTGCAGGACTTCAAGACCGTTATCAATATGCTCAATGACCTCAAAAGCAATCACTGTGTCGTACTGGCCAAGCTCAACCTTGTTGATGTCAGCATGCATGAACTGAGCGCTTGAACTCCAGCCCTGCTCCTTAGCCACATCAACAATGATTGGGTCGTAATCCAATCCCGTGTAATGCATGCCTTGAGGCATGAATTGAACGCCGTAGCCACTCGAGCAACCAATCTCTAAAATGTTTTGGCCGCGGACATGCTTAGCTGCCCACTGATAGCGCGTTGTCTCGCGTGGATAGACATGGTCGCCCTTCAAAAAAACCGCGCGCTCCCAATAGTTGGACAAGCGCCAGCGATACCAGTCATGGTTATACATCTTGGCAAGCTTCAGTGAGTTGCGCAAAAAGATGTCGTGATAGTTATCCACCAGGGCAGGGTCCAGCATCGTACCCTCGCCCTTGTGATAAATCGGGAAGGCGCCTGTGTACTGCAAGCCATCCCATTGCTTTGGCGAGCACTCTGTTACTTCATAGCCTGCGTTTTCAGCGCGAATGCAAAACTCGGTATCTTCACCACCGCCGACGCCAAAGTCCATGCTCAGCAGACCAATCTGGCTGAATACGCGCCTGCGAATCATCACGCAAAAGAAGACTATAAAGTCGCGGCCTGCAGGCTCTGACGGCCCTTTGATAACCCCTGAAATACCGCACTGAGGATTGACAAAGGGGTGGTCCAGCATGTGCAGCCACTGGCTCTTTTCCTGGGGTAGCAAGACCGTGTCATTGTTAAGCAGGACAATTTTGTCCGTACGCGTGGCCACAATTCCTGCGTTACAAGCCCCGGCATAGCCTAATGGCTCATCATGCCAAACCACTTTTAAGTGACGCTCAAAGCCAATGCTGACAAAGCGCTGCGTTAACTCTTTCAGGTAGGCATCAGTATTGTCAGTACAGCCATTGGCAGAAATGACCAATTCAACATCGGCCATGTCGGTGTACTTGAAGATGGACTCTAAACAGGGTTTGAGCAAATCATCACAGTGATTATAAGTTGGTATGACAATTGAATACTTCATTAGAAGGTCCCACCGTCAACGCCGCCCGTGATTGCATTGGTGCTGCCATTCACTGACAAGCCTGCATCCACAAGCACGGCTTGACTGCCCGTTGTTGAATTGGCGGCAAATAAAATAAAGCCCGCCGTTGCGCTTGCAGTAGTGGTCACATTGGTGGGTGGCGCGCCTGAGAATCCACTGGTGCCCGAATAGCCGCTAAACCCAGAAGTTCCTGAATAGCCTGAGAATCCAGAAATACCAGAGAACCCTGAAATGCCCGAAAAGCCAGATATTCCTGAGAAACCGCTAATCCCAGAAAAACCAGAGATACCACTAAAGCCTGAAAAACCACTAATGCCACTGAAACCTGAAAATCCTGAAATACCGCTGAAGCCAGAAATGCCGCTAAAACCTGAAATGCCAGATCCCGAGAAGCCGGATCGTCCTGAAAACCCTGAAATTCCTGAAAAGCCAGAGATGCCTGAGAACCCAGAGAATCCACTGATTCCAGAAAACCCAGAAATGCCAGATCCAGAAAAGCCCGACCTTCCAGAAAACCCTGAAATGCCACTGAACCCAGATATTCCTGAAAAACCACTGGCACCACTAAATCCTGACAAACCAGAAAATCCACTTATGCCCGAAAAGCCAGAAATACCACTGAAGCCAGAAAAGCCAGAAATGCCCGAAAAACCAGAAAATCCTGAAAAGCCACTGGTGCCTGAAAATCCACTGGTCCCTGAGAACCCGCTGATTCCTGAGTAGCCTGAAAAACCAGAAAATCCTGAAATGCCACTAAATCCTGATTGTCCCGAGAAGCCACTTATCCCTGAGAACCCACTTGTCCCTGAGAATCCACTAGTACCCGAAAACCCACTGATTCCTGAGAATCCTGAAATGCCTGAGTAACCACTGATTCCAGAAAATCCCGAGATGCCACTGAAGCCCGAAAAGCCCGAGAAGCCAGACTGGCCGCTTTGCGCTAAGCCATCAATGCCTGAGTAACCACTAAATCCTGAAAACCCACTATCACCCGAAAACCCTGAAAATCCTGAAAAGCCGCTTGAGCCTGGATTGTCACCGCTGAATCCTGAGATGCCCGAAAATCCTGAGAATCCAGAATAGCCCGAGGCGCCTGAATAGCCCGAGGTGCCACTAAACCCTGAGATCCCACTGAATCCTGAAATGCCTGAAAACCCAGAAATACCCGAAAACCCTGACACCCCAGAAAATCCTGAGATGCCTGAGAAGCCTGAAAACCCTGAATAACCCGAGATGCCCGAACCCGAATAGCCCGAGACGCCCGAACCTGAAAAGCCAGAGCGGCCTGAGAATCCTGACAACCCGCTAAAGCCCGAGATCCCACTGAACCCTGAAAGGCCCGAAAATCCAGACCGCCCGCTAAAGCCAGATAATCCTGAAGCGCCTGAATAACCGGATATGCCTGAACCCGAATAGCCAGAAACGCCCGATCCTGAATAACCAGAAAAGCCAGAGAAGCCGCTATAGCCTGACAAACTTGTCCAACCACCGTTAGCAACGCCTTCAAACTGATTGGTTTGCGTGTTGAAGCGCAACATACCGTCTTGGGCGACGGGACGCTGCGTCGTGTTGCCTTTAGGTAGTGTGACTGAGGCGGTTCCTGGCAAGATGGGATTGTCAGCCAGTCCCACCGTTGGGTTGGCACCATCGCCTGTGCCGTTGGTGACATCAATCTCGTCAGCCGTGCCAGTTAGCGTGACAACGCCAATGCTGTTGCCACTGGTACGCGTAAGCAATCCAACACCTGAAGACTGCGCCAGGTTTAGGACCAAGCCTGAAAGCGACACGGTTGGGTTGCCAGCAACGCCATCGCCATCAGCAACGCTAATACCTGCCGTTCCAGCCGCGATAGAGCGCGCTGTGAGCGTTGTTGCATCGGTCTTGACCTGAATACCCGTCCCTGCTGATACGAGGCTTGCAGGCGCTCCAGAGAGGCTTAGAACGAGGGTTGAGCCAGCACCGTTATCTGTGAGCGTTAAGCCACCACCTGAAGTGCTTAATTGGCGTGATTGCGAGAGTGAGCCTTCACTCGTTGCTGTGACAAAGCTGTAATTGGTTACAGGG